GCCTGAATTATTTGAATCTGATGTAAATCCTGAAATTAGAGTATTAGTTGATAACTATACAGATTCAGACGAAGTAGCTGAAGGTCATAAAGTAATGATTTTTGATATTGAGGTTGAAGTTACAGACGGATTTCCAGATATAGAAAAGGCTGAAAATAAAATAACATCAATAGCATTCAATGACGCACTTACAGGTAAATATTATTGTTATGTTCTTGATGAAGATACAAGATTAATTAATGATTTTGATGAAAGTGTTACAGTAAAAACATTTTCAAATGAATATGATTTATTATATAAGTTTTTTATTAAATATAAAGAGATTGAACCAACTATATTAACAGGTTGGAATGTAGAATTTTTTGATATTACATATTTGTACAATAGAGCACAACAGGTTGTAGGTCAAACAGTAGCTAATTTCTTATCACCGATTGGTATTGTTCAATGGAATGATTATGTTAAAAAGTATAAAATAGCTGGTGTGAGTTGTTTGGATTATTTGGCTTTATATAAGAGATTTACTTTTAGTGAAAGACCTTCATATAGATTAGACGCAATAAGTGAATATGAGTTAGGTGAAAAGAAAGTTGAATATGAAGGAACACTCAATGATTTATATGAAAATGATTTGAAAAAATTTGTAGAATATAACTTACAAGACGTAAAACTTGTTAAAAAACTTGATGATAAATTAGATTTTATCGGTATTGCTAAAGGTCTTGCACATTTGGGTCACGTACCTTATGAAAATGTGTTTATGTCTTCACGTTATTTAGAAGGTGCTATTTTAGTATACCTTAGAAAGAATAGTATTGTTGCACCCAATAAACCTAAAAAAGAAGATAGAAGAAAATTAGAGAAATTTGTTGGAGCTTATGTACAAGAACCTCAAAAGGGTAAACACGATTGGGTATATGACTTAGATATTACATCAATGTATCCTTCGTGTATTATGTCGTTAAATATATCACCTGAAACTAAACTTGGTAAAATAGAGGGTTGGAATCCAGAAGAATTTTTAAGAAAAAATAATAAAAAAACTTATACATTTTCTCATAACAATAAATACCTAGGTAAATATACAGAAAAAGAATTAAAAAATATGTTAGACAATGAAAATATAGGTATTGCTACAAATGGTGTAATATATAGAACTGATAAAGATGGATTATTGCCAGCTTTATTAAGAAAATGGTTTGATGAACGAGTTGAATATAGAAAGTTATCAAGAAAGTTTTACGAGGCGGGTGATAAAGAAAAATCTGAATATTTTGATAGAAGACAATATCTTCAAAAAGTTGTTTTGAATAGTTTATATGGTGTATTGGGTTTACCTGTATTTAGGTTTTATGATTTAGATAATGCAGAAGCTGTTACATATACAGGTCAATCTTTGATTAAGTTTACTAAGAAGATTGCAAACTATTTTTATAATAAAGAACTTGAAGATACTAAAGACCATTGTATCTACATTGATACAGATTCAGTTTTTTATTCTGCGTTACCATTAGTAAAAAAGAGGTATTCGGATTTAGATATTAAGAATGTAGATAAAATGTCAAAAGCTATTTTAGAGATAGCAAGTGAAGTACAAGTTTATTTGAATAAAGGTTATGAGTATTTCGCTAAGAAGTTTTGTAATTTAGATAAACATCGTTTTGATATCAAACAAGAAGTTATTGCTAAGAGTGGTCTATTTGTTACTAAAAAAAGATACGGATTGAAGATTATTAATGATAATGGTAAAAAAGTTAATAAGTTAATGGTAAAAGGTTTAGATACAGTCCGTTCAAGTTTTCCTGTAGCTATGAGAGAAATGTTAAGTAAAGTATTAGAAGATATTTTAATGGATGTTCCGAAAGAAAAGTTAGATGAGTTTATTCTTAATTTTAAAAATAGTATGAAACTTAAAGAATTTGATAAAATAGCTATACCTACAAGTGTAAAAGGTATCCGTAAATATAGAAGTAAAGAAGGTAGTATTTTTAAAAGATATAAATTAGGTACACCAGTACACGTAAAAAGTTCTTTATCTTATAATGATTTTTTAAAATTTAAAAAGATATCGAAAAGATATAAACCGATTTCAAACGGTGATAAAATAAAATGGGTTTATTTAAAACAAAATCCTTTAGGTTTAAGTACTATTGCATATAAAGGACACGAAGACCCAATAGAAATATTAAATTTTATTAGAGAGTATATAGATTATAATAAGATATACAAACAAGCTTTACATAAAAAAATTATGATGTTATACGGAGCTCTACGTTGGGACGAACCAACAGACGCGAGTAAAACTATAGAAAGATTTTTTTGATTTTAAGAAAACAAACTAATATATATGTATATATAGTTATAAGTCATTAGGAGTAAAAATGATTAACAAACAACAATTAGTTCGTTTCATTAATAAATATTATCTGAGTGGTACAGTTGAATCAGTAGTATTTAATAGTGATACGAGAAATCAACAATTAGGTACACGATTTGTATCATCTGATAAAAGTTTATTAGGTGAAGTAAAGATGGATGATTGGCATTATGAAGATGCTGACATCGGTGTATACAATACTGAACAATTACTGAAGTTATTAGCAGTATTAGATGATAAGATTGAATTTTCTATAAATAAAGCTGGAGATAAATCAATTTCAGTTAAATTATCAGATGCATTGTCTTCTGTTAATTATATATTAAGTGATACATCTATCATTAATAAACCACCTCAGTTAAAAAATATACCTGATTTTGAATTAAGTATAAATGTAACACCTCAATTCATTAACAAGTTTATTTCTGGTAAATCAGCATTAACTGAAACTGATACGTTTACTGTTATTACAGATGAAACATCAGCTAAATTAGTTATTGGTTATTCACCCATAAATACAAATAGAGTAGTTATACCAGTTACTACTACAACATTTGAAAACATAGATAATATTTCTTTTAATGCAGATTTATTCAAAGAAGTATTATATTCAAATAAAGAATGTGAAAGTGCTTTACTAGAAGTTAGTAGTGAAGGATTAGCTAAAATTAGTTTTAAAGTAGATAACTTTACGTCTACATACTGGTTAGTAGCAATACAAGATGTTGATTAATGAGTAATACACTTTGGGTAGAAAAATATCGACCTTCAAATCTTGATAGTTATATTGGAAATGAACATTTAAAAAGTAAGATTGAAGTTTATTTAGAGAGTGGAGATTTACCGCACCTTTTGTTATTTGGCAAAGCCGGTACAGGTAAGACTACTCTCGCTAAATTGCTTGTCAAGAATATAGAATGTGATTATCTATATATTAATGCTTCTGATGAAAACAACGTAGATACTGTTAGAACTAAAGTTAAGAACTTTGCTTCAACTATCGGTTTCAAAGATATGAAGATAATTATATTAGATGAGTGTGATTACATCACACCAAATGCTCAAGCTGCACTTCGTAACATAATGGAAACATTCTCGAAACATTGTAGGTTTATTCTAACTTGTAATTATGTAGAGAGAATTATCGACCCGATACAATCAAGATGCCAATCATTTCAGATTATACCTCCCGATAGAAAACAGGTTGCATATCATATGTCAAGTATTTTAGAACTTGAAAATATCGACTTTAAAAATGAAGATATTGTTCCTATTGTCAATGGTTGTTATCCTGATATTAGACGTGTTATAAATTCTACACAAAGACAAGTAGTAAATGGTAAACTTGTAATAGATAAAGATACAGTAATACAGAGTGATTATAAATTACAATTATTAAAAATATTAAAAGAACAAGATAAGAAAAATGCATTTAAAAATACAAGACAATTATTAGCGGATTCACAAATTACAGATTTTGCTGATTTGTTTCGTTTGTTATATGATGAAGTAGATGGATACGGAAAAGGACACTTAGCAGAATGTATTTTGATTATCGCAAGATATGAATTATCAGACAGTCAAGTAGTAGATAAAGAAATCAATGCTATGGCTATGATTATAGAATTACTAGGAGTTATAAAGTAATGAATGAAAAATTATGGGGTGAAATTCAAAAAAGAAATACGAAAAAAGCCACCCAGAAAACTGGTGATGAAAAACATATATCAGTACACGAAAATAAGATTTATTATTACGCTGGAGTTAACAGAGATAGTGCATCTGAGTTAAATAAAAAGATAGGTGAGATAGAGTCTAAAGGGTTAACCTTGTGTAATACATTGGACTTAGACCAACCACCAGCATTAAAAATATTTATCAATTCAGGCGGTGGTTCAGTAGTAAGTGGTATTTCATCAATGGATACAATACTGAGAACAAAAGTTCCAGTGCATACTTATGTGGATGGATTTGCAGCAAGTGCAGCAACATTCATTTCAGTAGTTGGTAATGTTAGATTTATGAGTAGAAATTCTTATATGTTGATTCATCAATTATCTTCTCAATTATGGGGTAAATATTCTGAAATAGAAGATGAAAAAAAGAATTTAGATTTAATGATGGAAACAATAAAAAACGTGTATAAGAGATATACTAAAGTTCCAACAAAAAAATTAGATGAAATATTAAAACACGATTTATTGTGGGACGCTAAAACGTGTTTAAAGTATGGATTAATAGATGAAATTATTTAGGAGTAAAAAATGACAACAAAACCTATGAAACCTCTAAAGAAACCTCAATCAGCACAAGTTCAAGTTGATTTAAGAGATGCAGAAACAATTAAATGTAGTAGTTGTGATAACTACTTATTTATAACTTCATTCATATTAAAAAGATTATCAGCTATAGTATCACCGAGTGGTCAAGAAGCACTTATTCCAGTACAAGTTTATAGTTGTGGAAATTGTGGTCAAGTTGCTGAAGGATTTTTAGAAGGTAGTGGTTTAGAAGAAGAAAAAAATACAGATAGTTTTCCAAGTTTGGATATATGAGTGAAAAAAGAAAAAGTCTGTTCGACCACGTAAGACAAATAACAGCGGTTCAAAGTCCTAATTATTGGGAAGAGATATCAGACGAAGATAAGAAGTCTTGGTCTAATTATATGACACATAGATTTTTATCTATGAAAATGGAATGGGTTGAGTTAGTAAATGAATTACAAAAATATAATTTACAACCAAAAGAATTATACAAATTATACACCAATGTATTACCGAAGAGTAAACAATGGTTAAAATATATTAAGAGGAGAAATCAAATGGAACATCCAAATTGGTTAATCAATGTAGTAGCAAATCACGAACAAGTTAGTAAAAAAGAAGCATATGATATGATTGAAATGTACTATCTTAGCGAAGGTGGTATGTTAGAGTTAGGAGAACTTTGTCAGAAATGGGGAGTTGAACCTAAGAAGATAGAAGAGGCTGGTTTAAATGTAATTGGTAGTATAGGTGGATATACGGCTGGAAACGGGTAAAATAGATGAAAGTTATAAAAGATTCTAAGAATATGTCTAAAGTGGCTAAGGCTGAATCTGTTATAGAACAAATGGAACGAGAATGGCCTGAAATGACCAATGAGTTTAAGAAGATACAAAAAGAACAATATGAATTGTTTTTACATAAACAACACGATTATGGTCCAGGTAATATTTCAGTCGGTACACAACTACAAACACCAGAAGAAGTAAAGTTATCACTTACAGGTTTATGGTTCAGAATGAATGATAAGATTCAGAGATTAAAGAATTTGTTAATGAGTGGACGTGATAACGCAGTAGAAGGTGAAACTGTAGAAGATGCTTATCTTGATGTATCTAACTATGGTATAATGGCAACTGTAGTTAGTCGTGGAAAATGGGGAAAATGAAAAGAGTAAGTTATAGTCAATATAATCAATGGGTTACTTGTCCATACAAATGGAAATTAAATTACATTGACGGTTTAGGTGAATATACTGATAGTATTCATACTTTATTTGGTACAAGTATGCACGAAGTGTTACAGACATATCTTACTGTAATGTACAATGATACTATTAAAATGGCTGACGCTCTTCCGTTAGATGAAATGTTGTTACATAGAATGAAAAAAAATTACAATGAAATAATGGAAAAGAACGGTGGTGAAGTTTTTTGTGAACGAGAAGATATGGAAGAGTTTTATTCACACGGTCTAGCTATTCTTGACTGGTTCAAGAAAAAACGTAATATGTATTTCAGTAAGAAAGGTTATGAGTTAGTTGGCATTGAAGTTCCGATAGATTATACAATGAATGCTGGTTTACAGTTTGTTGGATATATTGATGTACTTTTATATGATGTTAGAAGAGATAGATATAAAATCATAGATATTAAGACTTCTACGATGGGTTGGAATAAGTGGATGAAAGCAGATAAGAATAAAACAGACCAGTTATTATTATACAAATACTTTTATGGTGCACAACACGATATTCCAGTAGATAAAATTGATGTAGAATATTTTATTGTAAAACGTAAACTATATGAGAAAGTAGATTTTCCTCAAAGAAGAGTCCAAACATTTCAACCAGCAAGTGGTACACCAAGTATAAATAAACTTATGAATAACTTAAATCAATTTATAGATGAATCTTTTATTGACGGAGAATATAACTTAGAACATAATTATATTAAACAACCATCTAAGAAAAATTGTAGGTTTTGTGAATTTAATCAAACAGAACATTGTGATGTAGGAGTCAAATAATGTTATCTAAAGTAAGCTTAAGACTAAAATTATCAGATTTTATTGATACTGATATAGAAGAAGAAGTTATAAGTAAAATTAATAAAACAAACTATGATTTAAACATTGTTATATTGTTATATTTGTGGTATGATGAGGGTGAAATAGACAGTAAAACTTTAAAAAAGTTTTTAATGCGATGGGAAGACGTGTTACAATTTAAAACAGTAATAAAACAGGGTAGTAAAATGAGACCAAATGAATTTGTATTTTGGGATATTAAACCTGAAAATGTAGAATCAAATGATTGGTCTAGGTTTACTTGCAGTTATTATGACAAAAAAAATATATTAAAGGGTCTTGATAAATTTTATGAATATACAAAATTTATTACAACAGAAACAAAACCAGTTAAGAAGCAGAAAAGAAACGATTACGAGGATTAAAATCGGTATCGTTGGTAGTAGAGCTTATACTAACAAAAAAAGAATAAAAGATTTATTATTTGAAATAAGAGATAAATATGGTGATGGAGTAGAAATAGTAAGTGGAGGTCAACGAGATGGAGCAGATGGACACGCTAAGAAGTTTGCATTAGAATTAGATATGAACTACGTAGAATTTCCACCGGCTCATTATAGTTGGAACATGCATTGTAAATTACCAGCTACAAAATACAGTAAACCGTACTATGTAACAAATTACTTTAAAAGAAACAAACAAATAGCTGAATATAGTGATATAATAGTAGCCTTTATACCAGATGGAGTTGAATCAAAGGGTACTATGAATACAGTTAATTATGCAACTGAAAGAAATAAATTAGTAAAAATATTAGATTAATATATATTTATATATGTATATATTAACGAGGTTTTATATGGAATATAAATTAACATCTGTAAAGGTTTTAAGAGACCTATACAAGAAATTTAAAAGTTGTAATTTAGATGATGAATTTACATTACAAAAATTAGTAAACCGTTCAATGGATTTATACATATTGGACGCTAAATTTAAAACTCAAATTAAAGAATGGAAAAACTTGAAACCAAGTGGGAGTAGATTATGAATTTAAGGAATGACTTATTAAAAGCTAGTAAAAAACATTTTGAGGCTCATATTGAAAAACATAGAATTAACATTGAAAATATGTTAAACAATACAGTAGGTGTCGGAGACCACCCTGATGTGATGGACAGTATAGAAAAAGAACTTGAAGTTATGTCAGTTTATGCTGACAAGTTAGAAATGTTAGATTATTTTGATATATCTTTAAATGATAAAAAATTATTAAACGGTTAGAGGTTATAATGGATAAGAAAAAGATTTTGCTACTATCAGATGATTTAAGAATGTCGTCTGGTATTGGTACAATGTCAAAGGAGTTTGTTTTAGGAACGTGTCATCATTATGATTGGGTACAAGTTGGTGGTGCTATAAAACATCCTGAACAAGGTAAAGTTGTAAATATGGATGAATCAATACAGAAAGAGACTGGTGTAAAAGATGCTAAATTAACAATATATCCAGTTGATGGTTATGGTAATAATGAGCTACTTAGACAGATTGTGTCAATCGAAAAACCAGACGCAATTCTACACTACACGGACCCAAGATTTTGGCGTTGGTTATATGAAATGGAACACGAGATTAGACAGGAGATGCCTATTTTTTATTATAATATTTGGGATGATTGGCCTGCACCTCATTATAATGAATGGTTTTATGAATCTTGTGATTTAATTATGAATATATCTAAACAGACTGTCGCTATTGTGAAAGATGTTTGGAAAAAACATCCACCTGAAGATTGGCAAGTAACTTATCTACCACACGGTGTAAATTCTGATTTCTATCCGATAACTGTATTTGATGATGAGTATGAAAAAGTACAAAATATGAGAAAACAATTAACAGATGATGATGTTGAATTTATATTTTTTTACAACAATAGAAATATTAGAAGAAAGATGCCAGGTGATATTATACTCGCATTCAAAACATTTTGTGATACACTATCTGAAGAAGAGGCAAACAAATGTGCATTGTTAATGCACACTCAACCAAAAGATGAAAATGGTACAGATTTACCTGAAGTTGCAGCTGCATTATGTCCAGAACTTAAAGTATATTTTAGTGATAGGAAAGTTGAACCGAATCAATTAAATTGGTTATATAATATGGCAGATGTTACTATTAACATCGCATCAAACGAGGGATTCGGATTAGGTACTTGTGAATCTCTAATGGCAGGAACACCAATCATTGTTAATGTTACAGGCGGATTACAAGACCAGTGTGGATTTAAATTGAAAAAATATGCACCAGACCGTACAGGATTTACTGAAGCATTGTTAACTGCAGATGATTATTGTGAAATAAAATCGTTGCATGATGATAGGAAGTGGAAAGATAATGAAGATTTAACTTGGGGTGAATGGGTAAAACCTGTTTGGCCTTCAAATCGTGCTCTTGTGGGGTCTATACCAACACCATATATTTTCGATGATAGATGTAGATTTGATGACGTAGCTGTTGCAATGAAAGAATGGTATGAAATGGATTCAGATGAACGTAAAGAATGTGGTATGAAGGGTAATCAATACGTTAATGATGAAAGAGTGATGATGACAGGTAAAATGATGTCTCAGAATTTTATAGACCAGATGGATAAGGGTTTCGAAATGTGGAAACCAAGAAAACGTTACAGTATTTTTAAAGCTTAGGAGTTATAATGAGTAAACCAGTATGTTTAGTTACTGCACCTGTTGCCACAAGAAGTGGATATGGTGCTCACAGTAGAGATATATGTAGAGCATTAATTAAATTAGATAAATATGATGTAAAAATTTGGAATGTTCGTTGGGGAAATACATCAATGAATGCATTAGTTGGAGATGACCCAAATGACAAAATGCTTATTGATAGGCTGTTAGATGAACCAAAACTACCAACACAACCAGAGATACATATTCATATAGTAATACCAAATGAATTTCAAACATTCGGTAAGTATAACATTGGTATTACTGCTGGATTAGAAAAAACAGCATGTCCACACGAATGGATTGACGGTATGAATAGAATGAATATGAATATTGTACCATCAACTTTTGTTAGAGATGTAATGAAAAATGTATATTTTGATGTAGCTGATGAGAAAACTAAAGAAGTGAAAGGTAGTTTAAAAGTTGAAAATCCAATTGAAGTTTTGTTTGAAGGCGCAGATACGAACATTTATAAAAAAACTAATAAATTTTCAAAAACGTTAACCGATGAAATGAAAAATGTTGAAGAAAATTTTAATTTTTTGTATGTAGGTCATTGGTTACAAGGTAATTTAGGTAAAGATAGAAAAGATACTGGTATGATGTTAAAAGTTTTTCTTGAAACATTTAAAGATAAGAAGAAAAAACCAGGTTTAATAATGAAAGCAAGTGGAGCAACATTTTCAGTTTTAGATAGAGAAGATATACTTGATAGAATAAAAGTTGTTAAAGAATCAATAGGTGGTGATTTACCAAATGTATATTTAATGCACGGAGACTTTACTGATGATGAAATGAATGAGTTATATAATCATCCTAAAGTAAAAGCTCACATTAATTTGACACACGGAGAGGGTTTTGGTAGACCTTTACTTGAAGCTTCAATATCACAAAAACCAGTTATAGCTTCTAATTGGAGTGGACATTTAGATTTTTTAAGTAAAGAGAACGCTGTTTTAGTAGGTGGTGGTTTACAGGATGTACCGAAAGAATCGTTTCCAGATAATATGTATGTAGAAGGTTCTAAATGGTTTACTGTAAATTATCAAGAAGCTTCTGCAAAAATGAAAGATGTATATACTAGGTATAAAAAATATACTCTTAATGCAAAGAAACTTGGTATAGTAAATAAGTCTAAGTTTTCACTAAATGCTATGACACGAGACTTAGGTAAGATATTAGACAAATATGTACCTGAATTTCCAAAAGAAGTTAAACTTGAATTACCTAAACTAAAGAAAGTAGATTCAACTGAACAACCAAAAATAAAGTTACCGAAGTTAAAGAAAGTCTAAGTTATGTATAAAAAATTGTTAAAACTTTTAGATAGAAATCATAATAAAAAGTTAGATTGGCATGAAGTACTACTTCCAACACCAGATATAAATAAAAATAAAAGAATTGATTGGTGGGAAGCAGTAATAGGTATTATGTTTATGATAACATTTTACGGACTTTTAATAAGTGGTGCTCTTCTCTTCAATTATTTAACAAATAAATACGGATTTTAAAAATGGAAAAAGTAATAGATTGTCCTGTATGTTATGATACAGATAGATGTTTTGAAGATATACAAGAAGAGTATAGTTCTTATTTATGTTTTAATTGTGGTTATATGAGTGATTCTCGTTATGAAGTAGGAAGTTTAAAACTTACTGATAACCTTAAAAATTCACCTAAATTAATACAGGATAGAAAATACATAGATAAACAACGTAATATTGTTTGGTTTTTGGCTGTAATAAATATGGGTGAATTAGGTATGGTTTTTCCTGAAGGTAATGAAAAAGGATATGAATGGAAATATGCAAAAGTTGTTGAAATACCCGAAGCTGAACGTGAGAAGTTTAATAATTATGATAGAAGACTTGACGTAGAAAACGCAAAAACATTTGGAATGCATGATTTTTTAGATGCATGTAAAGAAATGGGAATAACAAAGGATATAGCATAAGATGCCTAAACAAGTATACACTTGGGGAAAAGTAACAGCTGGAGATATTATATCTTTTAGATATAAAGGAAAAAAACCAACCGGTACCCTAACTACTTTACTTGTATTAAATCCGAGAATGCCATATAAAAGAAAAGATGATACTAAAACTTTTCATTTGATTGGATTGAAATTAGAAGACAGAGGTACTATTCCAACGATTAAGAGTAAACCACTACTTGTTCAGCTATTAGAAAGAGTCGGTGAAATACAAGTAGTTGATGATGAACAAGGTATTTTTAGGGTAGAGATAACAGGAGTAGGTCCACGTGGAGTTACCCAAGCTACGTATAATAAAATAAAAAAATATATAGGAAAACACGCAGTATACAGGACATATGATTATATGAAAGCTAAAAAGTCAGCTGTTTTCTTAGAACCAATAACTTTACCAAAACCATTAGTAGAGGTTTTAATTGAAAATTAGTTATGGTATCACAGTTCACAATGAGGCTGATGAATTAAATAAGTTATTAGAAATTCTCATTCATAAAACAGACAAAGAAGATGAGATAGTTATATGCGATGATTATTCAGATGAGAAAACTCAAGAAGTTATAACAAGTTGGTGTCAACAATATGGACACGAAGATATGAAAGTCATAAAAGTTTATCAGAGAAAACTTGAAGGTGATTTTGCAGCACAAAAGAATTCAGTAATAGAACATTGTAGTGGAGATTATATATTTCATTTAGATGCTGATGAATACCCACACGAAATTTTATTAGAACAAATAAAACAGATTTTAGAAATAAATGAAGTAGATTTAGTTTGGATACCACGAGTAAATACAGTTGAAGGACTTACTGATGAATGGGTAAATAAGTGGAGATGGAAAGTTACAGAAAATGGTTGGGTAAATTATCCTGATTATCAGGCTCGTGTATTTCGTAACGATGAAAATATAAAATGGGAAAGAAAAGTACACGAGTACATTGTAGGTTGTAAAACATATGCACATTTACCACCTCACGAAGAACTATCTTTGTATCACCCTAAGACAATCGATAAACAAATACAACAAAATGAATTTTACAGTACACTATGAAAAATGTATTAATATATAATATAGTTGATGATAAAAAGAGGTACGATAATGAACTTCTATTTAATTATTTCAGAGCACAAGTTGATAATAGTTTAAGATTTGGTTGGAAAAAAGAAGATATTATTATCGGTACTAATTTTGAATTTGAACATAACGGTGTAAAAAATATAGAACTTAAAAATGTATGTACAATAAATATATTTAATAATAAGTGGTATGGTATTTTAGAATTAATGGATGGTGGTTATTTAGAAGATGATTTTTGGTTTCACGACCAAGATTCTTGGCAAGTAAATGAAGTTAATTTTCCTGAGTATGAAGGTGAAATTGGTGGGTGTACATATGTGTATACACCAGAATGGAATACCTGTTCGATGTTTTTAAAACAATCATCAAAGTATGTTGTTAAGTACGTAGTTGATTTTATGGAACTTAATAAAGAAGCTAATTTTTATAGTGATGAAAATTATATATCAATTTTAAGACAAAATAGTGATATAAAAAATTTATTAACGACACTTAATAATAAATATAATGTTGGATTAACACATATGGAACAACGATATGAGGCTGCTAATAAACCAGTATGTTCGTTAGGATTTCAACCACACGTTCAAAATTCGTGGGATGTTTTTATTGAAGGTAGAAATCAATTAAATATTAAGTTAGTAGATAATGAAATGATAGAATTATTTAAACAATATAATTTAGTACCGGAGTAGTAATGGAAAACGTTGTAATATTTGGACCTTGGTGTGGTGAGTTTAGTTATGAATTAAGTTGGTGGAATCCAGGTATAAGAAAACTTAGAAACGAAGATTTTAAAGATTACAGAGCAGTTCATATTGGATATAAAGGTAGACGAGCTATGTATAAAGATTTCATAGATGACTATGTATCATACCCAAAAGAAATTGAAGATACATTAGGTTACCCAGCAGCTGGTGGTCAACATATAATCGATGTTGGTGAAGTTATACCTGAAAATCTAAAAGAATTTATGTATAAAGTAGCGGGTGAGTATCAAGATAAAGGACACGAAGTTACATTATATCAAACTGACCCACACGCATATAATGATGGTAAACATATTTATGATGAGGAACCGTTCGGTGATTATGTCAATTATGAAGTTAATTCAGAAATGTACGATGAAATTAAAAAAGAAGTAGAAGAATACTTTTCAGATGGTAGAGATACAATAGCGTTGATGGCTAGAATTAGAGATAGAAATCGAGGTGAAAATACAGGTGGTTGTTATTTAAACTGGAATCCTGATAGTTGGGAAATATTTTTAGATAGAGTAATAAATGAATTAGATACGAATATAGTTGTTATAAACCTTTCAACAAGTGGAGCAGCGGGTGGTGCTATGAGTTTTGAAGATACTAAGTTATATGAAGATAATAAAGAACGTATAATGACTATTAATTTTGATGATGATGAAGATTCATTAGATAGACAATTAGCTTTATTGAAAGCAACGAAGTGTAGTATTTACGGAGCAAGTGGTTCAGCAGTATTACCATTCTTTGTAAAGACACCAACGTTTACACAACAAACAGTAGAAGAAGGGTTTAGATTAAGATATAAGTGGGAAAGAGATTTGACAGATAATTTAAAAAATGTAAAAGTATTTGATAAGTATCGTAGTGGAGAAGATGTATATAATTCTTCACCAGATGAATTGTTTGATGAGTTTAAAGAGTTTTATAGGAGTTTAGTATGATAGGTCTTAAATCAAGTGTAGCACAAAAAGGTAGATATGTTACTCAGATAGTACATTTTGTAGGTGGACATTGTAAAACAATACACGGAATAGATACAGAAACTATTGAACAAGGTCAGTTCACAAAGTTTCATACTAAAGATAATGTTATGGTATTGATTCACGACCCTAATGTTTTAATGATTGAAGTTTTTGAGGAAGATGATAATGGAAATTAGAGAAAATATGTTACCGGTTTTAGGTCCTAAAGGTGGAGAAGAAGAAGTTCAAGCACTTAGAGAAGTAATCGAAAGTGGTTGGTGGGGAAAAGGTCCTAAAGTTGCAGAGTTTGAAGAAAAGTTTGCTGAGATGGTTGGACATAAATATGCAGTAGCTGTTACAAGTAACTCACACGGTCAAGATTTAGTAATGAAGGCTATGGGGTTTAACGGTATTGATGTAATTAATCCAGCTATATCTTTTATAGCTACAGCAATGGTACCTCTTTGGAATAATTGTACATCTAACATAGTTGATGTAAGAAAAGATACTTTATGTATTGACCCTGATGATGTTGAACGATATAAGAAACCGAATAGTGAAGTATTAATTTCAGTTGATGAGGCCGGTGTTAGTGCTGATTACAAGATGTTAAGAAAAGTATTTGGTGGATTTATATTACAAGATACAGCTCATAGTTGTTGGACACCAGGTGCAGGGCTTGACGGTGATGTGGCTGTTTGGTCATTTCAAGCAGTTAAGACAATGCCAGCAGGTGATGGTGGTATGATTACTACAAATGATAAACAGTTAGCTGATAAATGTAGAGAGATGACTTGGTTTGGTGTATCTTCTACTTGGAGTAGAGCTCAAGGTAGAAGTGGTAAACCTGGATATGCTTGGGATTATGAAGTTGATTTACTTGGATACAAATATTATATGATTGATATAATAGCTGCAATATGTTTAGAACAAATGAAAAAGTTACCAGAACATTTAGAATTTAGACGACACGTACAATCAAGATATAATTCAGAATTAAATTCAATCATTGAAAGACCACCTCATTCAGAAACAGTTCAATATTATGTAAGTAGAGTACCGAGTGAACATAGAGATTCTATGATTGAATATCTTACTGATAAAAAAATCCACACCTCAGTACATTTTAAACCTTTGTATTTATATGATGTTTTAAAACAAGATAGAGAATATCCAGTAGCAGATACAGAGTGGAAAAAGTTTTTGACACTACCTTGTCATAATAGAATGACAGAAGAAGATATTGATTATGTAATTTATTGGGTGAACAAATACTTTGAAGACAATATATAATATAGAAAATACTATCAATCTCGATACTAATCCTTGCTTCAATAGTGAAGATACATATCCAGATTTTCAAGAGGATTTGATTAAATTCAAAACTCATTTGAAACAACTGGTGCATGATGGTTCTTCAAAAACATTTTATAAGTTTGGTGACGGAGATTATTATTTTTTAACAAAACAAGCAGTAGGTAGTGCTACACCTGGTAATAGAGCATTAAGTTTATCTTATGAAGATATAAATCATCAAGAATTTATAGAAGGTGCTAAACTTAATGATTATTATACGTGTGAAATATATCCAGAAAATAGAAAAATGTTTGATGATGTTATTAGTAAATCTATTGATTATCCAGCTGAATATGGATATGGTCTTGTTTCAAATAAATGGTTCTTTAAAGAATTTTCAGGTAAGATTGGTTTAATCGGTGCAAGTGAAAAATTATATCTTATTGAAGAACTTATGAAGTATGACGAGTATAAAGAATATCTCGGTTTAGATTATTTTGTTGATTATATTCATTATCCACAAAAATATGCTTGTGATGATATAGATTTAGTTGAAGAATTTGTAGGTAATCAGTTGAAAGAAGCTCAGTCAGATATATTTCTTTTAGGCATAGGTCATTCTAAAAGTGGTATATTACATAAGTTAAAGAAATATAAGGATGCTGTATTTGTAGATGTAGGGGCTGGTATAGATAATATAGCAGGTTGTATAAATATACGTAGACCTTATGCTGGTGATTGGACAAACTATAGAATCAAAGACTATGATTATTCACAAATAGATTATCTACGATATGGTGGTGAAGGTAAAGAAATAATATTATGAAAATTTATATATCAACTTCGAACAAATATATTCATTTAATGGAAACTTTTCAGTATTTATTTAACAAATTTTGGAGTGATACACAAAGAGTAACAATACTAGGATATGAAGAACCAAAATTTAAATTGTATAAAAATTTTGATTTTATATCCTTAGGTGAACAAACAGGAATACAAGATTGGTGTTCTGATTTAAGAAATTTTTTAGATACAATAGATGATGAATATTTTATTCACGCAGTGGATGACCAATTTATTATAAGACCCGTGAACCAAGAAATGGTAATGTATCTATATAATTTGATGGGAGATGATGTAGGTAGGATTGCTCTTGAAACTGCAGCAAGAACTAAACCACATAAAGTATTACATACTGAAGGAGAGACACAAGTTATTGAATTAGACCAGGAAGCTAATTATAGGTTATCAGTTGTACATTCGATTTGGAATAGAAAATATATGATGAACTATTTAGAAGATAATATGAATCCTTGGGAATTTGAATTACAGGCAAGTGAAAAAGCTAAAAATGATGGATATAAAATATTAGGAACTGAAAAAAATCACCCTATTTATTGTAGTCATACAGTAAGAAGAGGTGATTTTGAAAATTTAGATTTTACAATATATGACGGTTATGATATAACAATCGATGATGAAACTTTAAATGAATTAAAAGTATTGGAATTAATTAAATGTTAAAAAATTGGGTATATTATATGCGAGAGGGTATAAAATCTATGTTTAAAAGTAAAAAACAAAAAAAACTTGAAGCAAAGATGAAAAAAAAAGGTAAAAAGTGAAATTTACATTCGGTATAATAACCTCAACACAAGTACCTGTTGAAGTTATACAATCAATTAATAGTTTAAATATTCCAGAGTATGAAATAATAGTGATAGGTGGTGGATTGAAACCTTGGTATGATAATGTAATTCATAAACCATTTGACGAGAATTCAGGTCCTTATACATTAAAGAAAAATTTAATAACTAAATATGCAAAATATGAAAATATAGTTTACACTCACGATTATTTAATATTTGATAATAATTGGTATGAAGGATTTAAAAAGTTCGGTGATGATTGGGATATATGTATGAATGTTATACAAAATCAAGACGGAACACGATTTAGAGATTGGTGTGTGTGGGATGACCCCACTTTATGTTATAATGTTGAAGGTTATAGTCATAGAGTTATTTTAGCACCATATGATTATAAAAAAATACATTATATGTATATTTCTGGTTCTTATTGGGTAGCTAAAAAGAGTGTTATGGAAGAAAATATGTTAAATGAAAATTTAGGTTGGGGTGAGGGAGAAGATGTTGAATGGTCAAAGAGAGTTCTTTCAAAGTATTCTTATAAAATGAATACACATTCAATAACAAAATCTTTAAAATATAAAAAATTATCTGCAGAAATAATACCAGAGGTATTAATATGATAAAACTTATTATATTTGATTTAGATGGTGTATTAGTAGATGCACGAGAATTACATTACAACGCATTGAATAAAGCACTTGAATCTATTGGTAAAAAATATATTATTGAACGAGAAGAACATTTATCTACTTATGATGGGTTATCCACTACTAAAAAATTAAATCTATTATCAGAGAATAAAAAATTACCTAAAGAACTTCACGATAGTGTTTGGAGAGTAAAACAAGAAAAGACTCGACAGATAATAGATGGATTTAGTATTGATAGTAGGATACAAGGTATATTAAGAAGTTTAAAAACAGAGGGGTATATGATTGCTTGTGCAACAAACTCTATAAGAGAAACTGCAAAATTACAATTAATTAGAAAAGGATTCTTTGAGTATATAGATTTTATGTATTCAAATCAAGATGTAAAAAACCCAAAACCTAACTCAGAAATATATATGAGATGTATGATACAGGCAGGAGTGAATCCAAATGAGACATTAATCGTAGAAGATTCACATATTGGTAGGAAAGGTGCAATTGCAAGTGGTGGTATTTTGTGTGGAGTAAAAAATACAACTGAAGTTACGTATGATAAAATTAAAAAATATATAAATGAGTCTAATAATGAAATAAAACCAAAATGGCAAGGAGGTAAGATGAATGTTTTAATTCCAATGGCAGGAGCCGGTTCAAGATTTGAACAAATGGGTTACACATTTCCAAAACCATTAATCGAAGTTAATGGTAAACCAATGATACAGGTTGTAGTTGAAAATTTAAACATAGACGCTAAACATATATTTATAGTTCAGAAGAGTCATTATGAAAAATACAATTTGAAGTACTTACTGAATTTAATTACTAACAATAATTGTGAAATAGTACAAGTAGATGGTATAACAGAAGGTGCTGCTTGTACCACTTTATTAGCTAAGAAATTTATAGATAATGATGAACCAATGGTTATGGCAAACTCAGACCAATTTTTAGAATGGGATTCAAATGAGTTTATGTATTCTATGGTTGCTGATGATGTAGATGGTGGTATAGTTTCTTTTGAAGCTACCCATCCAAAATGGTCATTTGCTAAATTAGGTGATGATGGATTCGTATCTGAAGTCGCAGAGAAAAAACCAATATCTAATATAGCAACAGCTGGGATATATTATTGGACACACGGTTCTAATTATGTTAAGTATGCTGAACAAATGATTGAAAAAGATATACGAACTAATAATGAATTTTATGTTTGTCCAGTTTATAATGAAGCAATTCAAGATGGTAAAAAAGTAAAGGTATTTCAGATTGAAAAAATGTGGGGGTTGGGTACACCAGAAGATTTAGAAGTTTTTTTAAAGAGATAAAATGAAAATAAAATACAATCTATATAAAAATAAAAGATGTTTTATTGTTGGTACAAGTAAAAGTTTAGATAATATTGATGTATCATTACTAAAAGACGAAATAACTATTGGTATTAATTTAATACCATTAAAAGAAGATTTTGTACCAAATTATCTTTGTATTGCAGATACTACAGTAATGGAAAATAATTATGATATTATTTTTAATGAAAAGATGAAAGATGTTCAATATGTTATATGCAACGGTTGTCTCATACAAGGAAAAGGAAATTGTTATGATAAGTCAGGTTCAACTTGTAGAGGTATTAAGTTAGAAGAGAAATATAATGTTTATGAAGTAAAACATTGGGAAAAAAGTAAAATATTTAGTGACCATATAGATTCAAACAGAAAAAAGTTACTTAAAACAGATGAATATTATATTGATAAAGATTTTAAAACTATAACTTCTTACGGTGGTAGTACTGTCGATAATTTAGCTATTCCATTAGCTGTATATCTTGGATTTAAAGAAATTTATTTATTAGGTTGTGATGGAGGTTGGAATCATTTTTATGACAGTAGTTATAAATCTGGTGTAAGAGAGTGGATAAATTACAATCACGTAAAAAAAGAGCTTGACAAGTATAGTGTAAATTTAGTAAATTGTGATGAAACAAATGCTTTTACTGAACTTAAATATAAAAAATTGGAGGAAGTTTTAAATGAAATGGAATGAGATTTCAGACTTTAGATATATGGAAACTGCTAGAGGAATAGTAGGTGATATAAATAACAACATAACCGGTAGAGTGGCATTAAATGATATGTTGAGAGCTACTCACGTTTTGTATATTATAAAAAATTTACTTAGAGATAAATGTAAAACTGTATTAGAAATAGGTACATTATGGGGTGGAGCTTTACTAACTATGATGCAAAGTGAATATACGTCAAAATTTGTATCTGTAGATATGTTTGAAGGGTTTTATCCTGATTTATTAGGTGAAGGTAATAGTGACCAAGACCACGGAATAAATACCATAGAGTTAGTTACTGAAAACATAAATGAAAATAATCCATGGAATCACGAATTTGATTTAGTTAAAGGTTCATCACACGATAAAGTAGTTGTTGATTATATAAGAAAAAATTATCCAGTAGTTGACTTTATGTTTATAGACGGTGACCATACGAAGAAAGGTGTACTACAAGATTGGAATGATTATTCAGATTTAATATCTACAGGTGGTATAGTAGTATTCGATGATTATTGGGTAGGAGATTATGAAAGAGCAGCCTGGAAAAAAGAAGATGATGATGGTATTAAATGGATGGATGTAGTTGGAGCAGTAGATGAAATAACAGGTTCAAAAGAATTTTCTGAACAATGGAAAGTAGTTGGGTTGTTTGGAGATAAAAAAATAATTGAAAGAGTATAATGAAAAAAACTATTAAAATAAAAACAGATAAACTTTTTACAATACTTACACCTGAAGTTGCTGCGTATGCAAAAGAGTGGGGTAAAAGTGGGTTAGTAAATATATACACAACTCATACAACAACTTCACTAAGAGTACTTGAAAATGAAATACTACATCACGCAGACATAAGATTCTGGTTAGATAAATATTTACCAAAACATAAACCTGAAAACAGACGTTATTTACACGATTTAATATCTTTGAGAAATGATGTACCTCAAGATGAGAGAATAAATGCTTATTCACATATGAGAACATTATTTTTTAATACTTCAGAGACAGTACCTATAGAAGAAGGTTGGTTGATGTTAGGTAAGTGGCAAGACATACACTTCATAGAGTTAGACCCAGGTGATAAAGTGTATCCTCTACAGGAAAGAAAAATTATTTGTACTTTTATTGAAGAATGAAATTTTTTATAATAATAAAAGAAAAATCTGAACGATTACCTGATAAAAACTTTTTAAATTTAACTGGTATTCCGTTATATAAACATTTGTTAAATACATTATCAAGTGAAGATGTATATATAGATACTGATAGTGATATAATATTTAATGAATGTAAAACTTTAAGTAATGTAACTTGTTATAAAAGAGATACAAAGCACGTAGAACTGGAGAAAAATATTGAATTTGCAGTAAGTCCTGTACTACTTATGATAGAGAACTTTTTAAACAAATATGTACAAGATGAAAACGAAGTTATTATAACACCTCACGTTACATCACCCTATATAAGATTAGAAACAATGTTAGATGCAGCCAAGATGTTATCAGAATATAATACAGTATGTGCGTGTACAGAACATAAAGAATTTACATATTTTAAAGGAGAACCAGTGAACTTTAATCCTAATGTAGTTTCTAAAACACAAGATTTAGAACCTGTTGTAATGGGTAATGGTGCTTTCTTTATATTTACTAAAAAAGAGTTTATAAAAAATAAAAATAGAACAAGCAAGAATAACTATTTCTATCCCATAAAATTTCCTGAGAGTATAGAGATAGACACAGCTGAAGATTTTAGAATGGCGAAGATGTATGAATTCATATATGAACTTAGTTGATGTTACGTTAAGAGACGGTGGATTTACTTGTGATTTTGATTGGCCTATGGACTTTGCACAGGAGTATTACAATCTAATGTGTGAATTAGGTGTTAGTTATATAGAAATGGGTTATTGGAAACAAACAGCGAAAAGTAAAAATAGATTTTTTAATTTAGATATAGATACAGTTAAAGAGGTTACAGGTGAACAAGGTAAAAATAATGTATCAGTAATGATTGACTATTCTTATTGTAGTAAAGATTTAAACGACTATCCTACAGATAATCAAAATGAAATTAAAATGATTAGAATGACGTGTAGAAAAGATATGGTCAAAGAAGGATTTGATTTTGCATTCAAACTAAAAACCCATACCGGTTTAGATGTAGCATTCAATCTTTTTAATACAACTAACTATACAGATTATGAACTACATTCTGCACTTGATATTGTTCTTGCTTCTAATTTTGATATTATAGGGTTTGCAGATACACACGGACATTTAAATTTACATAAAGATATAAAAAGATACGAACACTTTTTTAAAAGAATAAAAGACTCTAGTAAGAAAACTTGTTTTCACCTACATAATCATACTGGTAAAGCTTATATGAATTATATTATGTGTCTTGAAAGTCCTTATGTAGATTTTTGTGATACATCAGTAATGTCTCTTGGAAAGGGAGCTGGAAATCTAAAATTAGAAAATGTACTTGATGATGATAAGGCATTGAAATTGAATGAGTTTATTCATAAGTATTACGAACCTTTATTCAAGAAAACAGTAAGTCCATATCTTATGGTAACAGGAAGATTCGGTATTACAGACCACTATGCAACACAAGCTAGAAAGTTAGATGTAGATATGTATGATTTTATTGAATTTTGTAGTACAGTAGAAGGTTTAGATAGAGATAACTTTGATAAAAATTTACTAATAGAATTAATGAAGAATAAATGGACACCTTATGAGGCGGCAATATGAAGAATGTTTTAATCACAGGTACAAGTTCTGGTTTGGGTAAGGCGTTAGCTCATAGGTACGGTATAACAGGTAGCTCAGTTTATGGTATAAGTAGAGACCAAAGTAAAGTAGATGGTTTTGTTCATCATATTGAATGTGATATTGAAAAAGTTTATGAAATATCATTTAAACTTTCATCATTATTAAAAACTGTCAAAGATATTGATATTGTGTTTTTAAACGCAGGTGTTCTCGGTGAGATAGAATATTTAAATAAAGTAGGTATAGATGAACTTGAAAGAGTTTTTACAATTAATACTTGGGCAAATAAAATGATTCTTGATTATCTTATAACAAATGATATAAAAGTTAAACAGGTAGTTGCAATATCATCAGGTGCATCGAAGCACACGTACACGGGCTGGGGAGCTTATTCTATTTCTAAGGCAGGACTTAATATGATGATGAAAGTTTATGCAGAAGAAAACCCTGAAACACATTTTCTATCACTTTCACCGGGACCAGTAAATACTTCTATGCAAGATTTTATAAATGAGAATATAGACGGAGATAAATTTGAATGGAAAAAGAAATTTACTGATATGAAAGAAAATAATACATTACCGCGTGCAGGGAGTGTTGCTAATGATATTTACGACACATTACCAAGACTACAGAAAGATTTTAAAAGTGGTAGTTTTGTAGATTTAAGAAAAATAAGGACCTAATAAAATGAACGGATTATTATCAGGACTAATATTGTTCTCAAGTTTTGCTATGAGAACACCAAATGACGAGTTAATCAAGAAAGATGATTATGAATTATCTGTAGGTTTTAAATCTAAAACAATCTATTATAAAAGAGATTGGGAAAGAGAATTAGATGTAAATTACATTGATGAAGAAGCTTGGTTTGTATTTGAACCAAGTGGATTACCATTGTATATGAAACCACAATATGTAAATAAAACTTCTCGTGATTTAAAATATGCTAAGTTGGATACACGATATAAAAAAGATTGGTTTAGTATTGGACATACGGCATTAATGTCAGAAGATAAAACTGAACAAGGAACTTCTCTTGGTATTTCTAATAAGAAAAAAATTAATGACCATTTCGATATGGTAACTAAAGTTGATGCTTATTATTTCAGAGATGAAGTGCATGGGTTAGATAGATTTGATAGTGAAATTAATGTTTCACTAAATTGGAAACTAACCGAAAAAATAATACTGAATAATATATTAGATTACAATGATGTTAAAGGTAAACAATATTACAAGTTTAAGGTTGGAATTGAATATAATTTATGATACTCATATCACATAGAGGTAATATTAATGGACCACAACCAATGTATGAAAATGGAGAGAAGTATTGTCAAGAAGCTATTGATGAGGGTTATCACGTAGAAATAGATGTTCATTGGTATGAAGGTATCTTTTGGACAGGACACGATAGACCACAATATAGAGTTAGAACTGATTTTTTAAAGAAGAAAGAAGTTTGGTGTCATGCAAAAGATATTCAAGCTTTATATCAGCTTCGAGAAATAGAAGCTCATTGTTTTTTTCATCAAAATGATAATGTAACTTTAACATCAGAGGGTTATCTTTGGACATACCCAACACATAAATTAACACCAAAATCAATATGTGTATTACCAGAATTACAAGTAGTAGATTTAACAAGTTGTGCTGGTATTTGTAGTGATTTTATAAAGAGGTTAAAAGATGAATAAATTATTAGTAACAGGTGGTACAGGATTAGTTGGTAGTACAATTACTGCTGATATTAAATTGTCAAGTAAAGATATTAATTTACTTAACTTTGCACAAACATTACATCAATGTTTTCAAATTCATAGACCAGATAATATAATACATTGTGCGGGTCGAGTAGGTGGTTTAGGTGGTAATATGAATTATAAAGGTGAGTTTTTTTATGATAATGTATTAATGAATATAAATGTATTAGAAGCGGCAAGAAGAATTGATGTAAAAAAATTAGTATCATTTCTTTCAACGTGTGTATTTCCAGATGATGTTGAATATCCTTTAACAGAAGAGAAAATACATTTAGGTAAACCACATAGTTCAAATTATCCATACGCATATGCTAAGAGAATGTTAGACATTCAAAGTAGAGCATATAGAGAACAGTATGGAGTGAATTATGTAAGTGTAATACCTACAAATATTTACGGTCCACGTGATAATTTTGATTTAAAAAACGGACACGTTATGCCGATGTTAATACATAAATGTTATTTGGCTAAATTAAACAAAACAGATTTAAATGTATGGGGAACGGGTAAAGCATTGAGAGAATTTATTTATTCAGAAGATGTAGGAAAATTAACTGAATGGGTATTAAATAATTATGAAGAAGTAGAACCTATTATCCTCAGTCCATCTGAAGAAATACCTATTAGTTATATGGTTGATTTAATTGTAGAGAATATGAATTTTAAAGGTAATGTTGTTTATGATACAGATAAACCAGAGGGTCAATTTAGAAAACCATCTGATAATTCAAAGTTAAAAAGTTATTTACCTGATTTTAAATTTACACCTATAGAAGTAGGTATGAAGAAAACAGTTGAATGGTTTATAGAGAACTACGAAAGAGCCAGAAAATGAAAAAGGCGTTAATTACTGGTATAAATGGACAAGACGGTTCATATTTAACTGAACTACTACTTGAAAAAGGTTATGAAGTACACGGTATTCTTAAAAGAAATTCAGTAGCAGAGAATCAAACTGCTAGATTAGATGACGTGTATTCTACTATAAAAGATAATTTATATTATGCTGATATGACAGATATGGCATCTTTAGTTAGAGTTCTACAAGAAGTTCAACCTGATGAGATATATAATTTGGCTGCACAATCCCACGTTAGAATATCATTCGACCAACCAATTTATACTTCACAAACAGTAGCAATTGGAACTATGAATTTATTAGAAGGTATTAGATTGATATGTCCAGGTGTAAGAATGTATCAAGCATCATCTTCTGAAATGTTCGGTAATTCGTTTGATGAAGATGGGTTTCAAAGAGAGACTACACCGATGAATCCAACGAGTCCATATGGTTGTGCTAAAGTTTTTGGTTATAATTTAGTTAGAAATTATAGAAATTCATATAATTTATTTTTAAGTAATGGAATATTATTTAATCACGAATCACCAAGAAGAGGTACAAACTTTGTTACTAATAAAGTTGTAAAAGAAGCAGTTAAAATAAAGAACGGATTATCAGATAAATTATTATTAGGTAATTTAGACGCAACACGTGATTGGGGTCATTCAAAAGATTATGTAAATTGTATGTGGTTGATTTTACAACACGATAAACCTGATGATTTCGTATGTTCAACAGGAATATCACATTCAGTTAAAGATTTATGTGATTACGTATTTACTAAATTAGATTTAGACTATAGAGATTATGTAGGTATTGATGAGAAGTATTTTAGACCAGAAGAACTTAATGATTTAAAAGGTGATTGTACTAAATCACAGAATATATTAAGTTGGAAACACGAATATACCTTCGAATCTATGTTAGATGAGATGATAGCGTATCAAAAAAAATTGTATATGAAATAATAACTTAATATTTATTGATATGGTTAAATATAATAAATTTCATAGTAATTATTTAGAAGATAAATGGATTGCTAATAATTTACAGTTACTTCATAAAGGTGTGTTTGTTGATGTTGGAGCATCAGATGCTATTAAAAGGTCTAATACATATCATTTTGAAATGAATGACTGGACGGGATTGTGTATTGAAGCAGATAAATTTTATTTTTCAGATGGTATAGATGACGAAGGTCCTAATAATCCATTACCCAAATTTAGAAAAGAATCAATAAACGCTGCTATAGGAGAAATAGAAGGAGAGGTTTTACTTATATCACGAGATAGGAAAGCGTTGTCACAAATATACTCGGTTGAATTTTTTGGTGAAAATTCAAGAGCTAGTTATAGTGTAAATTGTTATAAATTAGAAACTATACTACATAAATATAATATCAAATATATTGACATTTTGGATATATCTTGTAGAGGCCAAGATTGGAAAATTTGGAATTCATTTGATTATAAAAAATATTTACCAAAAGTTATAATAACTGAACATTCTGCACGAGGATTCGAACGAGATGAACGAGTACGTGATTTTTTAATTAGTACAGGAGACTATGATTTATGTCATATAACAGAACCATATTACATATTCAAACATAAAAGTATTGAATATAAATAATTTTAATATCACATAGAGGAAAAAAAAGTTTTATGATTCAAATATTTTCAAATTCACTTGGTGAAGATGAAGTAAAAGCAGTAAAAAAAGTATTCGAGTCTAAGTGGGTCGGTGCAGCAAACGAAACACTTAAATTTGAAAAACAATTTGGTAAGAGATTAAACTCAAAGTATTCTCTATCATTTAATTGCGCAACAGCTGCAACTTATGGTGCTATAAAGATACTTGATATCAAACCAGGTGATGATGTTCTTATCCCGACAGTAAACTTTATTGGTTGTGTAAATGCAATAATAGATGCCGGTGCTAATCCTATATTTTGTGATGTTGATATAAATACATTTAATATAACACCAGAAGAAATTGAAAGAAAAATAACAAAAAATACTACAGCGTTATTGTTATTACACTACGGTGGTAATCCTGTACAATTTGATGAAATAAAAGAAGTATCAGGTGATATAAAAATAATAGAAGATAGTTGTAATACTTTATTCTCTAAATATAAAGATAGATATTGTGGAGCTTTAGGTGATATAGGATTTTTTAGTTTTGACGCTATGAAAATATTAGTTACAGGAGATGGTGGAATGATGACCTTTCAGAATGATGAATATTATGAAATGGCTTTACAGTATCGTTATTTGGGTTTAGTTTCAAAGATAAAATCAGGTGTAGATTCTTTAAAAGAAGATAAAAAAACTTGGTGGGAAATTGAATTGGGTAGTACATCTGGTAGATTTGTATCAAATGATATTGTATCTGCAATCGGATTAGAACAGATGAAAAAAGTAGATAACTTTATTAGTAGAAGAAAGTATATATGGGATACTTACAAAGAAGAGTTACAAAATCTTGATTGGTTAATCTTACCACCAGAACCTGAAGAAAACTGTACATCATCTTATTTTATGTTCTGGATGCGAGTGAAAAACGGGTGGCGAGATGAATTTGCACAACATATGATTGATAACGGTGTGTATGTAACATTTAGATATTATCCATTACACTTAATTGAACAATATAAACAAACGAGTTTATCACTACCAGTTTCTGAAGAAATATCAGATACAACAATTAATATACCAATACATCAAAATTTAGATGACAATGATGTTGATACAATCATAGATGTTATCAAAAACTTTAGGAGACACAAATGAAAAAGTTAGCAGTAGTTGTTAGTGGTTGGCATTTTCCAATTACATTTTATAAACAGATAAAGAATCAAATTATACCAAAAGGTTGGGAAGTAGATTACTTTTGTGTATCTCATAGAGACCCAAGTATTGCAAGCGATGAAAAGAAATCTATAATATCAGAATTAAATGAAGGCACGTTAGAGAAACTTGATAAAATTCTATACGAAGACGTACCAACTGTTGAGTGGTTAGAGAGTACAGGATGGAAATATAGTTTAGAACCAAATAATTGTGGTGATTGGGCAGTAACAAATCAATGGTTCGAAAAATATGATTATAAAGATTATGAAATGTTATTACTAACACACGATGATAATTTTTTATTGAATAATCACTTGTTTGTAAATGTATTTGATAATAGTTTTAATACATTATTTAGAAATGATTACTCATTAAATGATTTACCTGAATTTAAAAACGCAACACATAATGATTTTTCATCAGTTGAACCTGATGACTGGTTAATATTATCAAATGGGATTGTGAATTGGACAGGTAAAGTTAGAGGTTCTTTTGATTTTTTCAAAACTGAGTTGATTGATAAAATGGGTGGTAGTTTTGATATGGCTAGAGTTGAGTTAGATAGAACTGGTTTAACTGATAATATGGATATGGGTTATTACGGAAACAGTACACCACAGGGTGGGTTAAGTATGAAAGATTGGGAAAAACCAATACAAAACTTTCACGGTTTTATGTATAAAAATAACTTGTTAGATAGAATTAGATATTTAGCACCTACTTATAGAGTAAGTTCATACTGCCTTGAAGGTGAACGAGGATTGTTATCAAATACATCAACACCTCAAGGTAAAATATATCGTCAAGTTGTAGATAGTTTTCAAGCTGAAGGACTATTAAATGTTTAGTTATAGTGAATTTAAAAATATAATAAATTTAATAAAAATAAATTTACCAATAATTGATTTTGCTGATGTAACTTCACGAACTAAATCATTTTGTGTAGTCAGACACGATATTGAATTTTCAGTAGATAGAGCATTAGAAATGGCAAGGATTGAAGCAGATGAGTTAGGTATATCATCTACATATACAGTTCAATTAAGAAATAATACATACAACGCATTATCAGAAAAAAATATTAAGACTGTTCGAGAAATTCAAAAGTTAGGTCATAGAATAGGTCTACATCAAAATCCACCAAATTTAAGTGCCGCTAAAATTACGGAGAATATACTTAAAGACATTGGAGTATTAGAACATTATTATGATTTCAAAATTGATAGATTTGCTTTTCATAGACCAAATTTAAATCCAGAATTATTAGCTTGGTATGTAAAAGTTGATGATTTAATTAATTGTAATGGTAAATTATTTTTTCATTATTTTAAAAAAGAAAAACCAGAGAAGTTAGATGTAACTTATTTATCAGATTCAAATCATTTATGGAAATTTGGACACCCACTTGAGATAAATTTTGATGTTGTAAAAAAACTTCACGTTTTAATGCATCCGTATTCGTGGTCACATTTAGGATATAGAAATTATGGTAATTTTGTATCATTGATAAGAGAAAGAAATGAAGAATTATTATATTCAATGGATAGTGAAACAAGTACATTCCCACAGGAGTTATTGAAGTGAAACAAAATGTTGTATGGTGGCCTGCTGTAGTAAATGAAATTCATATGAATAAATACGGTGGGTATGATTATTTTCAATACTCAAGAAAAACGTGGGAGTATTGGTGTGAAAGAAATGATTGTTTATTTGTACCGTTTACAGAACCAGTCGAAGAAGATTTATTTAGGTATAGAATAAACTGGCAGAAAGCTATTTTTCTATTTGATGAACTTGAAAGAAGAGACATTGAATATGACCAAATTGCTTTAGTTGATAGTTCATTTATGATTAGATATGATACACCTAACTTCTTTGAGCTGACTGATAGAAAATTTACAGCTTGGCGTGATATGGACAATATGAGATGGATTTATGAAAGTATTCAAGGTTATAAAGATATATTTAATGGGTTTGAATTAGATATGAGCAAGTACGTTAATTCAGGATTTATGGTATTTAATGAAGAACACAAAGAGTTATTTCAAGGATTCAAACAATTCTATTTAGATAACACAGATAAGCTTATTAAGTTACAAGATGAAACAGTAAAAAAAGGTACAGAACAAACACCAATGAATTATTGGTTACAAACTAACGATGTTGATATAAATATAGACTTACCGTTACCATTTAAACTAACACATTTACAAAGAAAAGAATTATTTAATCATAATTGGCAACTTAATGAAGATAAAACACCTTTTTTTATTAAATACGGATATAATTGTAGTTTCAATGGAATACCAAAAGAACAAAGAACTGATTTGATGAAACAAACTTGGGATTTAACCAAACACAATTATAATATTGAAACAATTAAATATGATAAAATTTTAGATACAATGCCTCATAAAGATACTGCAAAGTATACAACGAGTAGAAAGTTTAAAGAAGATATATTTAAAACATTTTCTGATGAAAAATATAAAGATTTGACAATGTTAGAATTAGGTAGTTGTCAGGGAAATTCAACTTTAGTTTATAGTAATGTATTTAAAAAAGTATATGGTGTTGAAAAAGATAAATGGAATATTGAACAAGCGGAGTTAAAGTGTAAAGGCGTAAGTAATGTTGAATTTATTAATGCAGATGTATATTCACCTAACTGGGACTTTCCACAAGTAGATGTTGTGATGATTGATGCCGGTCATACTTATGAACACGTAAAACACGATATAGAAAAAGTAGTAAATTATTTTAATAATCCAATTATCATTATGGATGATTACGGTAATCCAAATGTAGAAATAAAAAGAGCAATAGATGAAGCAATCAGTTCAGGTCTTGTAACGAAAGGCCCTCATATTGGTGAAGTAAGTGGATTCAAAACCGCAGCTGGTTGGGTTATGAACGACAGAGAAGGGATTATTTTGAATTATGAGTAAGAATTTGGTTTTTATGATGGATATTGATTTAGGTGGTGACGGTAGATACTCAAGTAGTAGAAGAGCTGCGTATAAATATTCAATAGATAGTTGGAAGAAATGGTGTGATAAAAATGATTGTCGATTATTTGTTCTTAATGATTTAGTTTTAGAGAAAGAAAAAATGGCTATTTGTTGGCAACGTTATTATTTATTTGATATTTTAGATGCAAATGAAATTGAGTATGACCAAGTTCTAATGATTGATGCAGATACAATAGTACATCCCGATTGTCCTAACTTTTTTGATATGAGTGAAGGTAAATTATGTGGGGCACAATTTGATGGTAGTTGGGATTGGGTTTTACGTAGTATAGAAAACTATTCAAAATATGCTTTCGATAATTATATGATGCCTTGGTGGAAATATTTTGATTGTGGTTTCGTTCTTGTAAATAAGAATCATAAACAGTTTTACAATGATATTATAAACTATTACTTTACTAATCAAAATACTTTAATTCAGTTACAAGATACATTCCACGTTGGTACAGACCAGACACCAGTTAATATGTTAGTTCATCAAAGAGAAATAAATTTAAAATTATTACCGTATGAATTTAATATGAGTGATATGGCTAGAAAAGAAATATTAGGTGATGATTTGTTATTTACAAAAGTTGGTTGGATTTATCAGTATAATGCAATACCAAATAATAAAGACAATCAGTTAACAAATCATTTTATGAAAAAGACATATGAACATTTCTATGGAGAGTTAAATGAATAATAAAATAGCAATAGGTTGTTTAGTACAATGGTATGAAATAGAATTAGTAGAAGAATATCTACAAAGTGTTAAGAACGCAGTTGATATGATTGATAATAAGAAAGATGTAATCATAGATTTATATTTCAATACTAATGAAACACTTGAGAAATTAGATGAAGATAAAATCTCTATGAGTTCTATTTGTGATAAGTTTGATAAAATATTGTTTGATATTTTTGGTTATGAAGATAATGATGAAGTAGGTATACTTGGTTGTAATTATGACCTAAGATTATCAAACAGAGGTCCAAGTAATAAATTATATACTATAGCTGATTATAGAAGAGATTTTAATAATAACTTTTGTGATGAAGCTGAAGTGTTAATGTGGGGTGAAACAGATTCACTTATACCTCGACAGACATTTCAGATATTAGATAGACTGCATACAGGTGTAAAAGATAAAACACCAAAATATGTTGGATTCTTCGCCACTTGTAAAATGTGGGATGATTCTTGGAAAATATTAGAACACCCCGAATTTACTGATAAACCATTTATCGATATGGATAGAGTAGATACAGAGAATTGGTGGAGTCTCAGATACAATATGACTATTGATGAAATGAATTCATTTAATGATAAAGTTGAAGAGTTAGATATACAAAATACAACTCAATTAAAGTTTAATGGTTGTGGGTTAGTGATATCTTCAGAAGTAATAAGAGCAGGTATTAATATACCAAAGAGTGTATTTTTTGTACACGAAGACACAGCGTTTATGAATAATTTATTAGTTATGTTTCAAGGTCAATTACCACAATATATTATCAAGAATGTACTGTTAGTTCATAATCGAAAACACGTAAAGAAAAGAAGATATGTAAAAGGTGAAGATGAAGTTACACCCGGTGATATTGGTGGTGCAAGATTAGCTCATAATTGGTATGATAAAGCTAATAAATTATCAGAGTTTAATGCACACAACTTCTTTAAACAATACAAAATGTACACTTGGGAGGATGTATATGAGGTACATTAAAAGTGAAAGTGAAAGTCAAAAAAGATGGAATAAACTATTTTTAAGATATTTTGATTTCAACCAATCAGGTAATGTTAATTGGTGGGAGTATTTGATACCACTAGTGGCTATATTATTAGTGGAAGTGTTAGCAGAAATAATAGCTCAATGGGTATTAAAATGAAAGTAGCATTCTTTTCAGAAACAGGTAATAATCAAAAATATACACGAGACTTTCCAAACGCTCGTACAGAGGTTGCTTGGTGTTTGGCATTAGATGCTCCAATGTGTGCACTTGATGTTTTACCAAAAGAACATTTTGATTTGGGTATTGTTATTATACCGAAGAATAATCCAAATGTTAATTTAGATTTTATAAGAAAGTGTTGTGATAAAGTTGCAGTAATGCAAGAAGGTCCTCATTGGTATTTTCAAGACTATGCAGTTGAACAACAGTTTCATTATTTCAATACGTTGATGGATGTAGATTGGGTATACTGTCATAATATATCAGATATACAATATTATAAAGGTTTGGGTTGTAAAGATGTAAGAGTGATGAGAAGTTTAATGTTACCAGATGATATATTACCAAGAAGTGAGTGGGGTGACGGAACTATAATTGGTGGTAATTTTGTCAGTTGGTATGGTGGATTTGATTCTTATATTGTAGCGAGAGAGATAGGCAATCCAATATCATCACCATCTATGGGTAGAAAACAACCACAAGAAGATTCAATAGAAGATATAAATTATTTACCTTATTTGAGTTGGAGAGATTGGATAAATCAATTATCACAATATAATATTGGTGTACATCTAATGAGAACACACGCGGCTGGAACATTTGCTATGAACTGTGGATTTCACGGAATACCTTGTATTGGTTATTATGGATTAGATACTCAAGAGTTTATACATCCACTAACTTCAGTTAATATAGGTGATTTAGAGAAAGCAAAAGAGATTGCAGTTAGACTAAGAGATGATATTGATTTTTATGATAAATGTAGTAAGACTTCAATAAAATACTTTAAAAGCTTTTATACAGAAAAAGCCTGGAAAGAAAACTGGAATAATCAGTTCAAGTCAAATAATTATAATAGATAAGTTATGTCAAAAATACCAAATAACATTCATATAATTTATGGTCTATCACCTACTTTTGGGTGGGATGAATACGAACATTTCGTATCTGAAGTAGGTAAAACTATGACAAGACCTAAAGCAGACCCGTTCAATATTATAAGATACCTAACAATTAAATCAGCTTACGATTTAAACAAACCGGATAATATATTTTTTTATTACAAACATAAACCATATGGTGAGTGGTGGGATAGAGCATTAGATTATATAACACCGGTTGAGATTGAACCACCAACAGAAATATTTGGTAATCCAGTTAATCACTTTGCACATCAAGCTGATGTTATTAGGTTACAACTTTTAATTGAAGATGGTGGTATTTATTTAGATTCAGATGTATTATGTAATAAATCATTTGAACCCTTATTAAACATTGAGGGTGACCAAGGTGATTTTATTATGTCAAAAGAAGGTGATGGTTTGCATAAGTTATCAAATGCAGTTATGTTATCTAAAAAAGGAGCGGAGTTTCCAGAAACTTGGTTAGGAAGATATACAAACTTTAATGATGATGTATGGGTTGAACATTCTATAGAACTACCTTATATCTTATCAGAAGAATTTCCAGATAAAGTAACAGTTTTAGGGCATAAAACATTCGCTTGGCCTTTATATCATAGTGAACATTTACGATGGTTTTTTAGAAACGGTGTAGATTATGCATTATGTGATTATTCAGATGGTATAGTTAGTAAATTAGGTGGTACATTAACTACTGATGAAACGTTTGATGAATCATATGCATTACATCTATGGACAGGTAAAAGTGTTACAAATGAATTTGTAAAAGATTTTCCTGATAATCCAATGGAAGATTGGATGACAGTTGAAAATATTAGAAATATAGACACACCATTTAATAAATTAGCAAGAAGATTTTTGGAGGATATTTAATGAGAGCATTAGTAACAGGTGGAGCAGGATTTGTAGGTACGAATTTAATACTTAGATTATTAGAAGACGGACACGATGTTGTTTCGATAGACAACTATTCTACTGGATTTAAAAAAAATGAACAAGAAGGTTGTAGGTATTGGGATTATGATTTATCATCAGAAATGAATCCGGTTTTAGAAATGAATGAGTATGATGTTATATTTCATATGGCAGCTTTGGCGAGAATACAACCGTCAATTAAATATCCACATAAAACAATACTTAATAATTTTGTTAGCTCATTAAATGTATTAGAGGCGGCTAGAAAAAATAATACTCAAGTTATTTATGCTGGTTCGAGTACAAGACATCACGGTATTTTCAAAAGTCCATATGCATGGTCTAAATTATCAGGTGAACATTTGTGTGAATTATATAGTAAAGTGTATGACTTAAATACTTCTATATGTAGATTTTACAATGTTTACGGAAAGTATCACATTGACTCAGGTGATTATGCAACAGTATTAGCAATATTTGAGAGACAATGGTTGAACGGTGAATCAATAACAGTTACAAATGACGGTGAACAAAGAAGAGATTTTACTCATATAGATGATATTGTTGAGGCATTAGTTAGTATTGTAGGTAAAGATTTCAGAGCTGAAGATTTTGAGTTAGGTCGTGGTGAGAATTTTTCAATAAATGAAATAGCTGACTGTTTTGGCAAAGACTACCCAAAAGAATATTTACCTGAGAGACCAGGTGAATATGATATGACATTAGCTGATTCATCAAAGGCAAAAGAATTATTAGATTGGAACCCAACAAAAAACGTAAAGGAGTATATCGAAGAATGGATAAAATATCAGAGAAAAACGTTTTGACCCGTGATAAATATCGGACCTCAATAGGAATAATTGGTAATGGATTCGTAGGTTCTGCAGTACGATTTGGTTTTTCACCTGGTACAGGTTGTGATGCTAAAGTTAGAGTTTACGACAAAGACCCATCAAAATCAGTAGATAATATTTACGATACTGTAAATAAGTCAGACTTTATTTTCCTATCAGTACCAACACCATCTAATAAAGATGGTTCAATGAACTTGGATATTGTAAAACAAGCATTACAAGATATTTCAGATGTTAATGAACGTGATGACAATGTAGTATTGTTAAGGTCAACGGTAACACCTGGTACAACATGCATGTTACAAGAACAATTTGATAATATAAAAATAGTATTTAATCCAGAGTTTTTAACAGAACGAAGTGCTAAGTATGATTTCATAAATCAAGCAAGAGTTATACTTGGTGGTGAAGGACACGAGTTTGATGGAGTACACGAGACAGCTGAGTTATTTAGATGGAGATTCGGTGAATCAATGCCTATCATTGAAACAACGTGGGAAACAGCAGAGTTAATTAAATATATGTGTAATTGTTTCTTTGCAACAAAAGTATCATTTATGAATGAAATGTATCAAATAGCAGAGAAATGTGAAGTTGATTGGGAGACAGCGTTAGATGGTTTTGTTAGAGACGGTAGAGTTGGTCATTCACATATGAATATACCAGGTCCAGATGGTAAGTTAGGGTTTGGTGGTAGTTGTTTTCCAAAAGATGTTCAAGCTATAATAAATTTTGGTGAGACATTAGGTATAAATATGAGTACTGTAAAAGGTGTATGGGAAACAAATTTAGAAGTAAGACCTGAAAGAGATTGGGAAAACTTAAAAGGAAGAGCAGTAGTAGATGAAACCGATTAGTTTTATACAACCAAGTAGAAATAATTTAAAATACTTAAAATGGTCATATGAAAGTATTAGAAAAAATCTTGACCCAATACACGAGATATGCTGGGCTGATGATTTTTCTGATGATGGTACTTGGGAATGGATGCAAGAGACAGCCAAGAAAGACGGTAATATCAAGATAACAAGAAACGAAGGTCCAAATAGATTAGGACATACTATTTTATATGATACGTTAGTAGATATGGCTACAAATGATATTGTGATGATATATCACGCTGATATGTATGCTTGTCCTGGTATGGATGACTATGTATTGAATCATTTACAAGGGTGTCCAGGTACAGTAGTAAGTGCAACAAGAATAGAACCACCATTACATCCTGATGGTCCAGAAAAGATACTAAAAGATTTCGGTATTGAACCAGAAGAGTTTGATGAACGAGGACTAATAGAATTTGTGAAGGATTATAATTCAAAAAATCACGATAGACCAACAAAAGGTATATTTGCTCCCTGGGCTATTTACAAAGAAGATTTTCAATCAATAGGTGGTCACGACCCATTATACGCTCCACAATCAAAAGAGGATTCAGATATATTCAATAGATTTGTATTGAATGGTTATGACTTAGTTCAGACTTGGAGAGGTTTTGTATATCATATGACAAGTCGTGGTTCAAGATTCAAAGATGGAGCAATGAGAAATCCTGCAGGACAAGTGTTTATGAAAGGAAGAGAGTCTTCAGAGTGGTTAACTCAAAATATGAAAAGTACAAGAAACTTCATTCGTAAATGGGGGCATATGGTGAAACACGATGATATGATGTATCCTATTGTACCACCCAAATATGATGTTGGATTTGTAGTAGAAAATTGTACTACTCATATGTTAAAAGAAATAGAACCGTGGTGCAGTGATATTTATGGTGATTTTATTGGTCATAAAGGATATGGTGTAAACAATTATATAAAAGATGAACAACCAAATACCACATTTGATTTAAGTAAAAAAATACATTCACAACATACAGAACCTAAAAATAATGTGATTGTAGAATTTGATTGTAATAAGTTAAATGATAAAAACTTTCAGATAATAGTAGAGTTATCGGCAATACTTGATGAAAGTGGTGACGTGGGTGAGATGGAATTAGAAATATTCAAACTTCGTATTAAATCATTAAAAACTTATCAGAAAGAGCTTATTTTGGTAAAATGACGTACTATTTATTATTGAGTGGTGATTCTGAGAAGGATTCCATATATGAAACAAATGTTTTAGGAGAAGAGAGTTTTGAAACGTTTTATCCATCAGTTGGATTTATGATATTAAATAGAATAATTAATCAACAACCAGAACTACTCGAATCACTACAGATTCTTGATGACCATAAAAAACCATATACTATAACAGAATTTTTAGATAAATTAGAGCAGTGGAGGATAAAAACTGCTTGACTTGTATTAGTATTTATTCGTATATTACAGTAAGGAGAAAAGACAATGCCTAAAGTTCATAATTGGGAAGATTGGGATGAAATAGAGGATAAAAATCAGGACGAACAAGTCCGTGATAAAATAAATCATAAAACAAAAACCCACACTAAAAAAGAGTGGGTAAAGATAGATGAAAGGTTAAAAAAGAATAATAATGTTAAATTTGTTAAAAACAAACGTAGAAAGGCTCATAAAAAGAATAATCACCATCATAGTTAGTTTTTTATTTATATCGTGTGAAGATAATCCAGAGCTAACATATGAAATATCTTTTGATATGAGATTAAACGAAGACGATAATGGTTATTACCACTTAGTGTTAGATAGGAATAAATGGCAGACATTACATAGAGTTACAGGTTCAGTTGCAAATACACAATATCGTATGGAGAATTTTTGGGTAGAATGGGAATCAAATCTGTATTGGTATATTGGTGATACATTAGGATATGTAGTAAAACGAGGATTAACAGATGATTTAGTATATGTAAATTATGATACCACTTATGTAACGTGGTTTAATGGGTTTGAAGTCCCAACATCAAATCAAATAAGTTACAGTAATAGTGAAGGTTTATTTCATAATATGATAGCACCAGTACAAAGTATGATTGGTGATACTATGAAATTAACAGCTTATTGGTATGATGGTAGTAAAGATTTTAGTATTGTGTTAGATTAATTAAATTAAAGGAGAATAATATGAGCATGTGGCAATTATTGTGTAATAACGAAGTAGTGGATACGGTAAATTTGAAAACAGATGTGTACGAAGAGGCACACACGTATTATAGACTAAGAAAAAATTTGAATAATAAATCCTTTAATGATTTATTTATTGTAAAAGAATATATAAGACCTAGAAAACACGTTGGTAATGTGAAATGGTGGAGAGATGAAACTACTAAATTAGATGACTTTTAAGGAGTTAATATGAAAGAAGTTATTATGACAGTTTTGAATAGATGGAAACAACGTAATGTAGATTTCACATCAGAGAAAGTAAGAACTGAATTAGCAGAAGAAATAGAGATTGTATTAAAAGATAAGAATTTTAATAATGCTGTTTTTGGAGATAGTAAAGATTTAACTATGACGAAAATACAATCTGAAAGTCCATACAATGATGGGTGGACAAGAAAATATTATAAAGACCAGTTATCAGAAGAGTTAGTAGATAATAAAGAAGAAAAGTATATTTACGAATCACCGGATAGAGGCAAAACAATTTATAAAAGAAAATTTAACGAGTCAAAAAGAACATTAGTATCGGATAAAGAATGGAAAAAACTAACGAAATAGTTGATATATTAACATCAAGACAGAGAAAAGAATTAACTGAAATAATTGAAGTCATACAGACAGAAGCTGATATCGTTAAACAAGACTACGAAGATAATCCATCTAATATGGAAAGTGGTAGTATAGTTGTAGTACACGAGAACAGTTCGTTATTACAAGATGAAAAAGAAAAGTTATCAGATACAGCGTATGACATAAAACCCAAAGTAATCAATGAATATGGTGATGATGAGTGGGTGGTACCTACAGAAGAAAAAGAATGAGTGAATATATAGGTTCTACTGTAAATATAAACAATGAAGAGTGGAGAGTTGCTCAAAAAACATTCAAGTATGGTAGAGAATGGCAATATACTTTATCACACGAAAAGGTAGATGGTACGTATAAGTCAATGAATTTAAATGAAAACGCTCTTGAAAACATAGTAAAATCAGGAAGTAAAGTAGTAGGAGAAATAAAATGAATGAAATAGTTTTATATGTAATAATATTTATACTCGGTGGTATGTTAGGTATTATGTCAATGGCATTAATATCTGCTAACAGATACGCTAATATGAATAGTGAGATACACGATTTAAGACATCAGAGAAAATTGTTAAAAGATGAACTAATAAGGAAATTACCAAGTAAACCAAAACCACGTAGATATAGGAAAAATGTTAAACAAGCAGGAAGTGCTTAATGTCTGATTTAGGAGATTTACACGACTACGAGAGTAAGTCTAAAAAGAATCCTTTTCGTAGTAGACCAATACCAAAGAGTAGAATAGAGTGGGCGATTAGAAGTACACTATCTATCAGAGCTGCAGCACAGTATCTTGGTGTTAGTTATAATACTTTTAAGAAGTACGCTAAGATGTATGACTTATTTGAACAGAATAAGAATCAAGCGGGTGTTGGCGTTACGAACAAAGGCAATACAGGTTGGGGCGTTAAGATACAGGATTTATTTGACGGAAAACACCCAAATTATCCACATTGGAAGTTACAAGAAAGAGTAGTAAGAGATGGCTACTTAAAACAAGAATGTAGTAACTGTGGATATGATGATTACAGAGAGAAAGATATGAGAGGCCCGTATATGATATGTTTCTTAGACGGCAATCATAAAAATCATACATTAGACAATTTACATCTATTATGTTATAATTGTTTCTTTATAGTTAAACCAACTGGTCGTATGTTAACGACACCAAAAAATGTTACTAATTTACGCAAGAAATTAGAAGAAGTATGGGATGAAAGTAATGATGAGTAATATTTATTATAGACTTCACTTCATGGTTTGTGAATCATATGAAAACAGTAATAACAGTACTCGCAATACTATATTGGATATGGTTACTAAGATACATAAGGAAACACTAGATGAATCAAGCTGACAAAAAAGAATTTGACATCATACATCAAAAAGTAGATACCATACATAACAACATCAATGCCATGCAAGTGGAAGCTGAAGCTCAACACGAGATGTTACGACAAGATATTAAGTTCGTGAAAGAGAACTTATTTAATCCACACGAAGGTTTATGGGCAGAGACTAAACTCAATACACAATTCAGACAATCAACGTCTAAATGGCGTGGAGTAGTCGGAACAGGTTTTGTAGGGTTATTCATCAAACACGTATGGGATATGTTAAAAACGTGATATTCAGAGTAAGTTAAAAAATTTTACAGTTTTATTAAAGTTGTTACTATATATTATTGAAGACTCAACCCGGAACAGAGTACTTCAAAACCCGTTAGATAAGAGAAAGAGATGAAGAAAATTTTTATATTGTTATTATTAGTTACACAACTATCAAGTTATGAAATAAACTCAAAAACTACATTGAATATATTGGAATTCAAGGCCTCAAAAATCCTAACGGATTTTCAAGGTGAAACACGTAGTCAGTTCAATCAACTCAACAATAGTGATAAAGCATTGCAATATAGATATAGTAGAGAGCAATATAGTAGAGAGCAATATAGATATAGATATAGTAGAGAGGCGTA